CAGGAGGGCGATGAGGTGGGTGATCATGGGTTCGGGAGGAGTTCGACTTTGACGAGAGGGCCGAGGTCGGCAGGGGTCTGCGGGGTGTCGAAGGTGACGGTCACGGATACGCCGTCAGATTCTGCGGGCTCGCCATTGCGCTGCGGGAACACTGCGGCCAGCAGTCCATAAGGATCAGAAAGGGTCGCCCCAACCATTGTTATTCTGTAAGTGTTCATGTGTCGATAATGATTCCACCGCCAAAGCATTGCATGACTTGTCTGACCGCTGCCGTAATAGTAGACTCGACTTGCTCGCGGTAGACACCGCCCATTGATGCCGTAATGCCAGTAGGGCCCGCTGACGTAGTAGCCGCCTGCACTCCATTTAAGAATAGCGTAACGTTCCCGGCTCCGTCGGAGTAGATGACATAATCCGTTATCTGCGTCGCAGTCAGCGCATTGGTCGTCGCAACATTGGTTTGAGAAGTTCCGTTGTGCACGATGAGGTTGATGAAACTCGATATTCCTCCGACCTTGCTAAGTCCAATACCTAGGCTTGTCATAGCTCCTGTGGCAAGTGCCGTATAACCTCCTAGGGTGATATAGGAAATGGTATTAGCGTCACCAAGATAACCAGAGTTAGGAGTGCCGAAACGACCGTATAGCCAAATCTTTTTAGAGAAATCTATCTTCTTAGAATCAGCTCGGCCGCTCAAGATTGCTAGGCTGACTCCATACACACCAAGAAACCATCCTGCACGTCCGACGCTGAGGGTTGTGCTAGTATACATTTCTCGATAGTTGTAATAACCCGTTGTGACCGCGCCATTACCAGAAACCGAAGTAGTATTGACTCCGTCAAACCTTGTATGCATCCCTCGGGCGGTAGCAAAGTTAGCAAGCGAAGGGCTGATGGCCGTGGTCGCAGAGGTTCCCGTAACGGTCTGAGCCTGCGTCGCAAACGCCGGAACAGCCGCCGTGACGAACGCCGTGGTGGCCAGCGCCGTGGTGTTGTTGCCCGGGCTTTGCGTTACGCCGATCGTGCCAGTCGGTAAGGTAGGTGTGCCAGTGAAGGTCGGGCTGGCTAGGTTGGCCTTGAGATTATCGGCAGTGGTAACGAAAGCCGTGGTGGCAAGTGCGGTCGTCGAGTCGGCAGCCGTCTGCGTGATGCCGATCGTGCCGGTCGGCAGGGAAGGTGAGCCAGTGAAGGTCGGGCTGGCGAGGTTCGCCTTAGCGCTTAGGTCAACCGAGAGGACACCCGTAGCAACAGCCAGGGGGGCCGTGACGCTGGTGATGAAGTCAGCGGCAGGGGTCGTCCAGCCAGTGTCGTAATTTGTTGCGCTGAGTTTCTGGAGTACCTGTCCAGTCGTGCCGCCGACAGCCACGCCCGCACCAGTCGCACCCGTAGCGCCAGTCGCACCCGTAGCCCCGGTGTTACCCGTGACTCCTTGAATGCCTTGGATGCCTTGGATGCCCTGCGCACCTTGAGCGCCCGGGCTACCCACGCCGACGGTAAGGACGGCAGGGGCGGTTGACCCGGTGGTCGTCTCGACTGCTCCAGGGATGGTGATTGTAAGCGCCATGAGGTTAGACGGTGACCTGGCCGATGATGTCTAGGCGCATGGTATCCGAGTAGAAGATGGTCGTGCCCTGCGTGAACTTGATGTCCCAGCGGGCCGTGCCGATAGCCCAGTCAGCGGTCGAGCCCGAGTAGTCAGCGGTAAACGATAGGAAGTTGCCGGCGACCACCACGGTCAGGTCGTACTCGTTGCGATCCGCGTCGACGATGGTCGAGGTGACGGTCACTCCGCTAAGGCTTTGAATAGCCGGAGGGGCCTCCGGGGTAAACACGGTCGAGGAACCGAAGTTCGTGCCGCGCTTAAAGGTGACGGTGTTGCAGCTCATCGGGTCTTATCGTTGCGGAAGTTGGAAGGGGGAGGGGGGGTCAGGTGATATTCTCTAAGTAGCCAATCGTGAGGACGGGGGTTGTGCCTCCTACGCCTGCCGCAGCGCCGCCAGTGAAGTGGCCTGCAATGATTGTAAACGAGCTAGTGCTGGTCGTGACCGTCTGGCCTAGCAGGTCGTCCGGGTAGGGGTCGTAAAAGTATTCAAGCCGAAGAGTGTCGCTGGTAGGCGGGGTATTCTGAGTGAACCTAATTTCCTGACCGCCCAAGGTGTGTTGATTCCTTAAAAGGCCGTTGCCTTCTGTAGTCTTAAGCCATGCCGCGCTGGCGGGGTAGGCTACGTTATGATCTCCGGACGTCGGAGGACTTGGAGTCGCGTCAAAGTTTGAAACGACGGAGCGAATTGCCCGCCATGTAGCAGGGTACGAGTACTCTCCGATAATGTAGCCCATTAGATTCGGGCGTAATAGTAGACAGCCGTGGTCGTGCCGAGTTTAAGGCGGTCAGCCCACAGCGAGCCGGTGACGTTCTGGCTGACCGTGAAGGTCGTAGGGGTGGTGACGTTGTCGACGGTGATGGTGCCTAGAAAGATATATCCAGCGGTATCGGTATCGGCAACGGCTGGGTCATTCCCACCAATTACCAGTGGGTAACGAGCGCTCGTCACATCCGAGGACGGGAAGTCGTTGGTCGTGGCGTCAGGTCCAGACCTTAAAGCAATGTACGACGTAAGGGTGGTCGCATCGTAATTCCCGGAAGTCAGTTCGGCGGTCGGCGGGTTGGACGCACCAGAGGTCACTCGGTCTAGTAAAACCGTTGTCGAGGAAATGTAATCATCGAGCAGCGGTACGATGTTGTTAATTGCGCCAGACTGCACCTGATAGATGACCTTGCCGCCTGCGTTGATGCGGACGTTGATGATCTGAAACGGATGCCGGTATGGCTGCGAGTTATCTGGGAACTGCTCGGACGTGTCGATGGTGAACCCCTTGGAAGACGAGTCAAAAGTGTAACCGACTCCTGGTTGAATCTTCATTAGGCGGGGGCGTAGACTGAAGCGTTGTAGCCGTCACGGTTGAAGCGAACCTCGTAGGTTACCTTGTAAAGGCTTCCGTAGTCCTCGACGCTGACCTGAGAGAGCAGCAACTGATTGAGGCCGCCCACTGTGAAGACCGTGCCAGCGTAAGAAGGAAGCAGGGGGATGCTGTTAAATTCATTAGTGCCGCTCGTCTTGCCGACGCGTGCAAGCATACCCGTGACGTTGGCATCCGTGGTCGTGTAAAAGTGTCCAGCAAAGGAGGTCTGCGGTGCGAGGTAGTTGGTCTTTCCGTAGAGGGTCTTATTGGCGGCGACTTTAAAGCCAAGGAACTTGTTGCCCGTTACAGCCGCGAAGCGTGATCCATTGTTCCCCTCGTACTCTGTAGGTGTCACGTCAGTCTTGGCCGTGTAGGCAGGCGTGGCAAGGGTGCCAGTGCCGACCCCAGCGATGGCTGTGCCAGTAAAGCCAGTCGCCAATTCAAAGAAGTTTGGGTGGGCCGTGATGTTCTCAGAGGTCAGCCCCTGGGAGCCGGTGACTTGGGGCGTGGTCAGTGCGCTACTAATGCCACCCGAACCGATGCCGACGTAGTCGACGGTGTAGGTTGCAAGACCAAGGGCATCAAGGCTGGTGTTGGCTTTATGGACTTTGCAGAAACTAAATGCAGAAATCGGGCAAGCCTGACCTCGCGCAAGGAAGGCGCTAGAGCCTCCTTGGTCTTCCTTGTAGACAAGCGTTGCGGTAACTAGTCCGTATCCGTCAGACTGAAACTTTGCTCCGGGCTGGAGCATTGCGGTTGCTAGGGCGTTGCCCTGTGAGATGCGTGCCATGTTTATTTAGAGTCTTTGGTGAAGTCGGTTTGGGTGTCGTTGCCCTTGGCGTTGAGCTTCTGGAGCTCGGCAAGTTGCTGGCTGAGAAGTTCGGTCTGCTCGGCCATGGCTTCCATGACCGGGTTGGCGCCGACGCCGACGACGTTGGAGAAGCCATCGGGGCCTTTGAAGTTAGTGCCGCTTGGCTGCTTCTTGTCTTCCACTGTCTTCTTGCTGGCGTCAACAAGGGGGGCAATCATCTTAGAGATAACGCCCTGCACATCAGCGGCCTTTGCCATGTCTTCGGCAGAGTTTGCGTCCAGACCGTATTTAAGACGGAAGCCTCGAAAGCCGCCAATCTCATCGGCGACCTTGTCGCGCATACCGGGTTGCTCTAGGAACTTGGTGAACTCGGTTTGCTTGGCGGTCTTGGCCATCTCGCGATCCTTCTCATCCTGCTCCTTTGCGGCACGAGTCTTAGCCAGGACAACAGTCTCCGAGTCCAGATATTTAGATTCGGCCCGGACTGCGAAGTCATAGGCTTCCTTGATGTCCTGCTTTCGCTTTTCGATGGCGGCAGAAATGTAGTTGATAGCCGTGTTTAGAAGCACCAGCGGAGCTACGAAAGAGAAGGCAATGTCCTTGAAGGCCGTGCTAAACTTCTTCTGGATGTCCTCGACCTGCTTGCCAAAGGACACAGTGGCCGACTTGGCCTTGTCCATCGCCTGCGGGACGTCCGAGGTGGTCTTGATATTGACTGTCAGGTCTTGGGCCATGTCAGGGAGTAGTTACCTTTGCAGGATTGGAAGCGGCGTCCTTGGCTTCCTCTTCGGCCATGAAGGCTTCCTCTTCGGGCGACATGATCGCCACATCCGCACCCTTGGAGATAGCCAGGGCAGAGTTTAGCCAGATGGCCTGACACTCCGGCATCTCCCATGCCCGCTTCTCGTCGATGCCGTTGGTGATGAGGTTGGCGACGATGGACAATGGCCACGGCACGCCCTTGCTTCCTCCGCTGGACTTCTTCGTTTGCTCCCAGAACTTGGGCCAGTCTTGCACTAGGATGTAGCCGGAGAAGGCTTCGAGCATGGCCTCGAACTTGGCAGGGTTGCGGGACAGGGACATCATCCGCAGCTGATCGCGCCAGCCCAGTTCGCCCAGAGGTTCCTCGGCGCAAACTTGGCAAGCGAAGATAAGGTCGGCAGGCGTCACGCCGCGAGAGCCGGTGACCAGGGGGGAGTCGAAGGCCATCAGACGCACCCGGTACTTGAGGCACCACGGGTACATGGAACGACCCAGCAGCCGAAAGGGAGCCGGGTCGATAAAGGCCGCGAGGAACCGTTTGTCCATGCCGCCTAGTGTAGCCCACTTGGGGCTAAGTCAATTAGGCAGGCGTAATGCCTTCGTAATCGATAGCCGTCACAGTGACCGCAGTAAAGCCCTTGTTAGAGCCCTTCTCGTCAATCTTGGTGACCGTGCCGACAAACGATACAGAAGCCGAACCAGCCGGGTAAGCGGTGGCGGCGTTCAGCGTAAAGCTGAGAGCCACGCCGAGGACCGGCATCGTGGAGGTCTTGCAGATACCTTCGATGGTAATCTCGGACTTACGATCGTCAAGGCGGTGGGTCTTGGTCAGGCCAGTCTCGTCGACCACCGTGGCCTCAGCGTTGAACGAGGAGGACAGGCTGTAGGACTGCACAAAAAGGTTCGTGACAGTGCCCGCAACACCGTAGAGGCAGGTCGTTCCGTTAGAGATAGCGGCCATTTGAATATGCTCGGTTTGGTAACCTTATGCGGGGAAGACGGCCAGCAGGTCGAAGGTGAACGAGGTCGCCCAGGAGCGCTCATCGATGCCCTCGTCTTCGGACTGCATGGTAACGTCATAGCAGGACGCGTCGCCAGTGGCCGTGAAGGCCGCCTTGATGGAGGTCAGGTCGCGCATATTGCCGGACAGGGCGGCACAGCGCAGGCGGTGATCGGCGAGGGTCGTGTCGTCGGCGTTCGAGAAGAGGGTGATGCGGACGGAGCAGGAGAAGTTGCCCTCGCCTTCGGGGAGGTCGGACGGTGCCCGGGCGGCTTCGCAGAGGACCACGGCCTTGGGTAAGGTCTGCGTGGCGTTGTTGTCCCCGGTCAGGAAGGTGACGGTGGTCAGCCCGGTCTGGGTCGAGAGGTAGGTCGCGACGGTGGCCTCGACGATGTGACGGATGGATTTGGTGCCCATGGTTATGATTTGTTGTTAAACTTGTTGATGTCGAGCTGAAGCAAGTGGCGGATGCGTCCGGGCATTGCCTTGACGCGGTAGCCGTAAACGAGGCCAAGGACACCAGCCTGATCGGCGATGCCGTTGACGTTGCCCTTGCTGTTGGTGATTGTTACCTCGGCAACCTTGTCGGTAAAGGTGGAAGTGTTTCGACCAGGGACTGAGGTGTGCTTGGTAACCCACGCGGTCTTGAGCAGTTCGACCCCAAAGTCTTTCGGGACGCCATTGATCATGGGCTTGGCAAGTGAGCGAAGCGCCATGGCCCAACCTGACTTGACAGCGCCGACGGTCTGCTGGCGCTGGGTGACGTAGGTCTCGATGTCTGCCTTGTTCTCGGCGACATACTTGAACATCCAGTTGATACCGCTGACGTTGCGGCCTTGCTTCCAGAGACGCCCGCCGGTGCGGTTGTAGACAGGTTTAAAAGCCGCGTTAATTTCGCCCGGGCTTTGCAGGTAAGCCTGATTGGCGGACTCGTTGGCGACCTTGGTGCCAATCCTGTTGAAGTAGTTCCGCAGCTTCTTGAAGCCCCAGATGGTGCCGAAGCCGTTGTAACGGTCGGAGAGTATTTTGGCTAGGAAAGGATTGCCGTTCAGGACGCTTGAGCCCTTGGCCGCTACCTTCCAAAAGAGGGCGGGGTTGTCGCTAAGTGAAAGGGAGCCGAGGCGCTTGATGAGCCGGGCCTGTTGGGTCTTCTTGGTCCCGCCATTCAGAGAGGTAACGACCTTTCCCACGTCACGGTCTACAGCTTTGTCGCCTGCCTTCCCAGCTGCGGGGTCTAGCCCCTTGCCTCCACCCTTAGCCAGGGGAGGCGTAAACCTAGCCGCGTCTTGGCAAGCCAAGGCGGCCTGCTCAAGCGTGGCGTCCTTCAGGGTCTGCTTGGACCTAGTCGCGTACTTCTGGATGGCGGCAAGGAAGTCAGCCTGAGACTTGGGCTCAATGGTGACCTTGACCACGGCTTTACTGGTTATCGTCGATGA